TTATCAAGTTGACGAGCCACAAGCGGGCGACATGATTTTAATTTGTCTCGGTAGCGCCCGTGCGAATCATTCCGCTATCTACACCGGCGATCAATACATATTACACCATTGCCCGAACCGCTTAAGCAAACGTGATTTATACAACGGGTTTTGGCTTAAGCATACACATTCCCTATGGAGACATAAACAGTGGTTAAGTTCAGGATGGGCGGGTATCTCCGCCGATTTGGAAAAGATTACGAACTAGACGTTAACACAGCGGCCGAAGGGCTCCGCGGCCTGGTGCTACAAATTCCCGGTTTACGTGACGCGATTAGCGCGGGGTATGTGCGGATCCGTATTGCGGGTCAGGAACAAACCGAAACCGATATAAAAGCGGGAATGCACACAGCCCTATATGACGGCGATAACGTGGTTATCGTGCCCGTTATTGCGGGCGCGAAAAGCGGTTTTTTTATGGGGGTTCTGGGTGCGGTTGCTATCGCCGCGGCGTTCTGGACTGGGGGTGCATCAATCGCGGCGTGGGGTGCGGCGGCGACAGCAATGGGCGCAGCGGGGATCGCGTTAGTGGGTGCTGGATTGGCGTCGATGCTAACAAAGACCCCAAAAATGCCGGGCTTAAGTGAATCGCAAAATATATCAAATCAATACGCGAGCTCGCTAGAAAATCGCGTCGGGCAAGGTAAAGCGGTCCCTATTTTGTATGGTGAGCTGCTTGTTGGTTCGAACGTTATCTCGCAAGGGTTGGAGACTGAATAAATGGGAAAAGGCGGCGGCGGCGGATCTACCCCGGTATTGGTTGATGATAATTTAAAGAATAAACAGTTTATCCGGGTGATTGATTTAATCAGCGAAGGCGAAATCGAAGGACCGGTCAACGGGTTAAACTCAGTATTATTAAACGGGACACCGGTTGTTAACAGCCATGGCGAAACGGTTATCCCCGGTGTTGACCTGGTCTGGAAAGCAGGCTCACAAGTACAGGATGCACTACCCGGTTTTGCACAAGTTGAAAATGAAATCAACGTCGGTTTGGAAGTTAAACACGATACCCCGCTTACGCGAACGGTATCAAATTCGGACGTTGATAGACTTCGATTAACGCTAGGGGTTAGCGCGCTGGTTGCACAAAACGATAAAGGGGATCAACGCAACAGCTCGGTTAGCTTATCTATTTTAACAAACGACGGCACCGGCTGGGCGCATCAAAAAACAGTGGTTATCACCGGTAAAATTAGCGGGCAATACCTAGAATCACATACAGTCAACGCGCCCGCGAAAAAGCCGTTTCAAGTTCGCGTTGTTCGTAACAACGAAGACAGTGTTAGCGATTTAATTCGCAACGGCACTGTGTGGACAAGTTATACGGAGTTAACCGATGCGCGCTTAACGTATCCGAATAGTGCGGTTATAGGGATCACGATCGACCGTTCCCAGTTCAGCGATAACCCGAAGCGAACCTATCACCTCCGCGGGAAAATAGTCAAGATCCCCGAAAACTATGACCCGTATACGCGAACCTATTCCGGTGTGTGGAATGGACGATTTAAATTAGCGTGGACAAATAATCCCGCGTGGATTTATTACGATTTAGTCACCGATGAGCGGTACGGATTAGGGAAACGTGTCGGCCGCTTCGGTTGTGATAAATGGGCGATGTATGCAATAGGGCGTTACTGTGATGAGATGGTCGATAACGGTTTCGGCGGTAAAGAGCCGCGCTTTACCTGTAACGTTTACTTAGTCGATCAGCGCAACGCGTACGACGTGTTATCTGATCTAGCGTCAGTCTTCCGCGGTATGCCACTGTGGGATGGGTTAATGCTGACCTGTGTGCAAGACAGGCCAACCGATCCGGTGTGGACGTTCACCAACTCGAACGTCATAGACGGCAAGTTTAGCCGCAAATCAGCGGCGATGAAATCCCGCCACACGGTTATACATGTTAGCTGGTCAAACCCAGACAACAACTGGAAAGAAGACGTTGAATATATCGCGAATGATAATTCGATTAATCGATACGGCCTGAATGTTAAAAAAGTCGTGGCGTTTGGTTGTACGTCACGCGGGCAAGCGCACCGCGTTGGACGCTGGCTGCTTGAGACGGAACGCCTGGAAACGGAAACGAATACATTTAGTACAGGCGCCGAAGGGCTTAACTGTATGCCGGGCGATATCGTCGAGATAGTTGATAACAACTATTTAGATAAACGCGCTGGCGGGCGTGTCTTATCAGTTGATGGGCTGCGGGTCAAGTTAGATTGTGAGATTGAAATCAAGGATTTAAAAGGCGCCTATATCGCTTTCGTAGGCACGGACGGTGCCCGGACAAAGGTCGACATCGCACGACAGATTAGTGCTGACGTTATCGAGTTGAAAGCCGAGCCGGCAGGGCTTAACGAATTCGGGATATTCTCAATTGTTGAAAAGGTAACGTTGCAACAGCTCTATCGTGTACTTGTAATCGATGAAGATAAAGACGGCAAGCATACTTTCACTTGTTTACAGCATGAACCTTTAAAAGAACGCGTTGTTGACGATGACTTGAGCTTCGAAACGGCACCGGGTAACAACGTGCAATCGCGAATCCCTGCGATTGACAGGCTGACCGTTATCCCTGTCGAGGGTAGCGAAACCGCGCAGGCGCGAGCAATGTGGGCGGTGGCGACAACGACAAAGGCGCTAACGTTTGAAGTTAAAGTCTACCGTGGCGGTAAGATTGTGTCGTCTTACGAAACAAACGGTTTTGAATACACCTTCAACGGTTTCGAAACCGGAAATTATCTTGTAGGTGTCCGGGCCAAGGATAAGGAGGGTCGACTTGGTGACGAGACAAAAGTCGCGATGATTATCGGCGCACCGGCTCCGCCGTCATACATCAAAGTCGACCCCGGTTATTTTAGCGTCATGCTCACACCGCAAATCGCAGGTCCCTCAACGTTAAGTACCGAATTTGAATTCTGGTTCAGTGAAATTCAAATCATCAATATTAATAATGTAGAAAACGTTGCGTCATTTCAGGGCATTGCTAAGACGTGGACACAAGGGGGGTTAAAAACCGGTAGCACATACTATTTTTATGTGCGAAGTATTAATGCCTACGGCATATCGTCTTTTGTTGAGTGTTTAGCCTCGCCGAGTGAGGACGCCGCTGGATTGGTTGATATTTTAGGTGATGCGTTTCTTGATAGCGCAGCGGGTGAAGAACTTAAACGTGAGATTGAAGGGGCAACAACGGTGGCAATTGAGGCGTCAAACAAATTGGTATTCGACCATCCCGGCGCGCAGTCTGCGACGTACAGTGTAAAAGCTGGGGTTAATTACAACGATAAGTATATCGGCGCAGGAATGGTAATCGGTGTTGAAGTGAAAAACGGCGCCGCGTCGTCATCAATTGGGTTTAGCGCAGATAAATTCATGATTTTTAATCCGGCCAACGGCAAACTGGAGCCCGCTTTCGCGGTTAAAGATGGGCAAGTCTTTATAAAAGACGCCTTCATCGGCAACGCGACAATCACGTCCGCTAAAATTGCAGATGAATTGAGATCGTCGAATTATGTGGCGGGCAAGTCGGGGCTACGAATCGGGATGCGGACCGGGGATTTTGAACTCAACTCAACAAAAACCGGCGGACAGTTAAAAATAGACGGAACAGGAATTCGTATTTATGACTCAAAAGGGAAGCTAAAAATTGAAATGGGGCTTAAATAATGAAAAAAATCATCAAATGGTTTAAACAACTTTTCACCCGTTTTCGTCAGAAATCGGAAGAGAATACTGATAAAGGGGATGAGATGGACGTATTAAATAACTATCACGATAGCGGCGTGGTTGATGAGCTTGGGAATGCTCTTGCTTTTGTCATCGCGAACATCGCAACAGACGGGGTAACAACAAGGTATACCGTCCCCGCAGAATATCTGCGCGATGCAGGGTCGTATGTGGTTAATGTTAACCAAACCGCGTACGGGCAAATCCATGTTGGGGGTGGGAAGTACCCGATAGTTATTAATTTACGGTTCGACGGAAAGGGGATCACATGGGAATATGTTAAGGTTGACCCTAACACGTTCAGCCTTATCCGTCCTCAAATTACACTTTTAAAGGTCATCGCATAATGAATACACACATGTCTTTAAACGGTACCGCACTGGGACTGGCTTCTTCAAAATGTTTTGTTTTAGAACAAACCATTGACTGTAAAACTGCCCCGTTAAACGCGGGTATTCCAGTTGAATATCCTGAGGAGGGCGAGAAATATCTTCTATTTGGGCGGGGTACATCCACAGATTGTTTTGGGTGCATAGCATACGTGTTAAATGGCCGGGTATATTGGGGATATTCAGGATGGGTAACCCCCCCGGAGGCGGCAGCGTATAATTATAAAATTTATGTTTACCGGGAGATTAAAGATAAGGATAAAACCGCGGGGACTTACGGGCTCAATATTTACAATGATAATGGCAGTCTTTTCTATTCTTCAGATAAGCTACCACTGCGTATAAAAGGGCTGCGTTATTTTTCCGATGATGAAATCTGGAACATGATACCCCCACTCAAAACATATAATGATTCTGGTTGTATGGTGCTGCTTAACGCAATGGCCACCCCTAAAGGGGGTTTTCTCCGGCTGGTGGTGACGCCGGCGATTAATGCATTCGGGCAGTTACAGGTGGGGAGGGCAGCGGTAAGTCACGCGGGTGGCGATATAAATCGAGTGTTTAACAACTACGTAGTTGTTGCTTACGCCCCTGACCTATACCCCCGCCACTCTTAAAACAAAAGGTAAAAAAAAAATGGCTAAAATTGCAGGGGTTTTAAAAGACCCAGCAGGGCATCCCCTTGTTGGATGGGCTGTGCAGCTCATTGCGCAGCGTACTACGTTGAATACATTTAAATATGTATTTTCTGATACTAAAGCATCGGACAGTGGTGCATACAGTATTGATGTCCCCCCCGGCGTGTATGACGTTGTGCTATCGGTCAGTGGTACACCGCCGAAAGGTGTAGGGCAAATAACGGTGCTTGATAATTCAGGTGATGGGACACTTAATGACTTTTTGCTGATGTCGAATCCGTCTGATTTTAATCATGAATTACTAGCCCATTTTCAACAAATTCGTAACGACATTAAACAAAGTGTATCAGGTGCGGAGAATGTTATTAATGAAGCAAAAGACATTCAGACCCAGTTAAATAGTGTTAAACAAGAAGTCACTGAACAACTTAACGAAACAACGGATAAACTTAATGAATTTGATAGTCAATTAAGTCATGTAGGTGATTTGGTTGAAGAAACTAAGGGTTACTCAGAAAGCACACTGCGCAACGCCGCAGAAAGTGTCACAGCGTTAAACAGTATTAAACAAGAAAAAAGTGAAGCTGAAACATTGTTGGATAATATTTATCATCACATTGATGAATTAAGCGCTTCGGCGTCGTCTTTTCAGTCTAAAATTGATTCAGGTGATGAAATTGTTACATCAATGCAGGCGATACAAAGTGAGATTGAGCAAAAAAAGACAGCAATCGATCAAACTGCCGAAAGTTTTAGTACAATAAAAACGGACATTGAAGCCATTGAAAATAAAACACAAACGGCAACCCTTGAGAAGGCTGGGATTGTTCAGTTAAGTAGCGCGACTAATTCAGCTAACGAAACGACAGCAGCCACCAGTAAAGCCGTTCAGTCATTACGTAGTGAATTAAAATCAACACCATTTTTACCTGACTTTGCTTCTTTCAATATTGAGAGCGGAATTTATCATGCTTTAGGTGACGGCACTCCATCCCCGTCTTTGAATGGCCCTGTAGGTACAGGTAATAATGTGCTCACTGTGACAGTCCGAAATGGGGGAAAGTCTGTCGTTCACTTTGAAGTTATTCAGAATAGTCATGGCGCACCTGTTAAATGGATCGGTGAGTACTTTGGTCAGAATCCAGCAATGTATTGGACAAAAGTCATCACGACTTCAAATATAGCTGGGTTTATGCCAGCCGGAATGCCCCAACCGTGGCCAAATGCTTCTGTCCCCACGGGTTGGTTAAAATGTAATGGTGCGGCATTTGATAAAATAAAATATCCGGAGCTTGCAAAAGCCTATCCTTCTGGCGCCTTACCTGACTTACGCGGTGAGTTTATCCGGGGGTGGGATGATGGTCGGGGTGTTGATGCAGGGCGAGGGGTGTTAAGTAGTCAGGGGGATGCGATCAGAAATATTACAGGTAGTTTTGGTAATATAATGTGGCCGGCGGGTCAATCTGGCGGCGTCGGGGTAGGTGTTTTTTTGGCGGGGCAAAATTTGCACGGTATGGCTTTTGAAGTGACCGAACAGTCAATGGTTAATAAAGGCGTTGGGACTGATGGGATTCTTTTTAATGCCTCACGTGTCGTCCCAACGGCTAATGAAAATCGCCCGCGTAACATTGCATTTTTATACATAGTGAGCGCAGCATAATGAACAGTGTGGAATTTAATGACGATAATTTAGCGATTAATGCAGGTATTATCCGTGTTTATAACTGGAACCCTGAAACGAAAGAATACTCCGGATTTAATGAAGAGCATTTAACACAAGGTATTGGTCTGCCTGCATTTAGTTGTGTTGATGAACCGCCAGCGGTTAAAACGGGGGTTGTAATTTGTCGTTTAGATGGTCAGTGGCAATATGTCAAAGATTTGCGCGGGCAGAAAGCCTATAACAAACAGACTGCGGCTGAAGTTGAAATTAACGAGTTAGGTGAGTTATCGGATACGCTGACCTTAATTAAACCTAAGACAGAATTTGACTATTGGGACGGTTCTGAATGGGTTACTGATATTGATAAGCAAAACAACGCTATTATTAACAATAATAAATTGTTAAAAGGTTCTTTATTATCTCACGCAAATGAAAAAATAGCTTATTTACAAGATGCGGTCGACTTAGAAATAGCGACAGATGAGGAAATAGCATTATTAAAAGAATGGAAAAAATATCGTGTACTGCTGAATCGACTTGATGTTAGCGATGTTGATGTGGTTTTTCCTGAACAGCCGGATAAACAGTAGTTTACTGAAATACTATTTCTAGTAGGGCCGCAGCCCTACTTTAATAATGCGTCGATAAAATCGGCATACCCTTGCAACATATCGCGGCGTTGTTCTAAATACTGAGCGTGGTTATAGGTGCCGCGGATACTATTTTTATCAACGTGCGCTAACTGCAATTCGATCCAATCTTTGTTATATCCTTCCTCATTTAATATCGTGCTCATTGTATGTCGGAAACCGTGGCCGGTCATTCTCCCTTCATACCCAACCCGGCGGATAACGCCGAGGATCGTATTTTCTGAAATACTTTTATCCTGATTGTTTCTACCGATAAAAACGTGATTGTAGGTACCCGAAACACGATACATTTCTTTTAATAAGTCTTTAACCTGTGATGACATCGGTACGATATGCGGGCGGTTTTTCTTCATTACATCCGCATCTATAAAGATAATTTCTTGATCAAAATTGATGTTATTTTCCCAGGTTAACGATCTCAATTCTGCCGTGCGTAAACCAGTATACATTAATAACTGCGTGGCGCGTTTCGCTATGTAGCTTCCTGCGTACCCCGATAGCGCATTAACGAACCCAGCCAGTTCGTGGCGGGGTAAAAAGGCGTAATGCTGTTTGGTTTG